CCAGTCAAGAACGCCGAAGAAGCCTCTTCTAAGGTGGTCCAGGACAAGATCTGGGATTGGTATAGGTCGACGCTGTACACCCGTCTTGCTCCGAACAGCGCTGTAGTAGTCATTATGACTCGCTGGGCAGAGGACGACTTGGTGGGCCGTCTGGTGGCTGAGATGGAGTCAGAAGACGGCGAAGACTGGGAAGTCCTGAGCGTTCCTGCTATAGCAGAAGGCGGCCCGGATCCGTTAGGCCGGAAAGTGGGCGGCTCGTACTGGCCCGCACGATTTCCCGAAGAATGGCTTGATCGTCGGAGGATAGCAGTCGGTCCGTTCTACTGGGAAGCTTTATACCAGCAAAGGCCCTTAGACGCGGCGGGCAAGATCTTCAATCCTGACCTGATGCACAAGATCAACCCGAGTGAGGTCGACCCGAAGACCTGCAAGGCTTTTGGAGCCCTGGATCCATCAGAAGGGGGCGCAGACTACGCCGGCCTCATAACCGTCCTGGTCTTACCGGATGGCCGTTGGCTGGTCTGGGATTGCGACCTGTCAGTAGATAATCAGGACAAGTCCATCTCCAAAATCATTGAGAAGCAAGTCCAATATCGTTATCAGTTATTCCGCATAGAATCCAACTCACTGGGGCACGCCAAGAGCGCGCCGGGAGATTCCCTTTTCGTTCTGGACCTGAAGAGGCGGCAGAAGGAGGAGGGCGTGATAGTTCCCTTCGAGACGGTCTGGAACACAGCGCCGAAGGTAGACAGAATACGATCTCTGCAACCTCACTATGCCAACGGCCAGCTTTGCTTTAGGAGCGATTGGCCATCTGCCTATCCCGAGCTGATTGCCCAACTCAAGGCCGCACCCAATCCAAAGGCTCACGATGACGGCCCGGACAGCCTGGAGATCTGTGTAGCTGGCATACTGAACTACAGAGAGCCGGTCACAAAGCTCACATTCGTCGGAGCTAAACGAACCCCACCCTGGAAGTGATGCACTCTTGATCATGCGCATACCGATCCTGAAAGCTGTCCTGGAGAAAGAGAAGGCCCGGGATTACAAGGAAGAATATCGCAGCTACCACGGGAAGCCCGAGCAGATCAAGCGACGGGCACAGCGCAATGCGGCCCGCAGGAAACTAGGGCTCAAGCGCGGAGATGGCAAAGAAGCCGACCACAAAGTACCACTGTCGCACGGCGGCTCCAACAGCAAGAGGAACCTCCGGGCGGTAAGCCGGAGCACGAACCGGCACAAGGCCGATAAGAAAGAATAGAGCAGCCAAATCTCCATAACAGTCTCATGTTATCGATTTTGTAGAACCGCATCAAGTACCCATCAAGTAGGAAGTCTCTCATGCCACAATCCCTCCAGCCCCCAGCAGCCCCCAATGGTGGTATCTATCCCAAATTCATCCAGAGCCCAAGGGCGCTCGCTGGCCAGCAGTACGGGCGCTCAGGATTGCAGTACTTCATGCCGGGGTGGATCAAACGCGACTTCCTCCCGCAGTTGCAGGGTCAAGCCCTGTTCAAGACCTACACCGAGATGGGCGATAATGACGCCTACGTAGGAGCAGCCCTCAGCGCCTTCGCAGTCTTCATCCGCCGCGCCCACTGGAAGGTGGATGTGGTAGACGACGCCAACAAAGATAATGGCTCTGCGGAGTTCCTGCAGGAATGCATGGCTGACATGACCCACAGCTGGCAGACTATCATCGCCACCGCAGCCCGTGCGGTGCCACAGTACGGATTCCTCCCCCTGGAGATCGTCTACAAGGAACGAGCCGGAGATCACGAAGATGAACGGATGTCCTCGCAGTACGATGACGGCCTCATAGGATGGTCCAACCTTGCGTACCGGGCTCCGGACAGCGTTTTTCATTGGGACTACGACCCCCAGGACGTAACCCGTCTATTGGGATTTACCCAGCTGGCAGCACCAGACTACAAAACCACATTTATCCCTATCCAGAAGATCCTCCTCCTCAGATCAGACCCCGGCAAGGACTCGCCTGAAGGCCGGTCAGTCCTGCGATCTGCCTGGCGATCTTGGAGGACTAAGAAGTATCTTGAAGATTATAGAAATATAATTATAGAAAGAGGAGGTGCGGGAATACCGTGGGCTGAGGTTCCGGCCAACATAGCCAGTGCTCCGGCGTTGCTTGCGGCCAATCCTGACGATCCAGTAGCACAAGAAGCATACGGATCTTACATCAGCATCACGGAAAGCCTTGAGAGCATATCCATGCAGGAGCAGCACTGGCTGATCACCCCCCAAGTCTGGGACCAGAATGGCCCCACCATTAAGATAGGGTTCCTGCAGCCGTCCACAAACGGCGATATAGTCAACCACATAACCAGCTCGATCGAGGCTGAGGCAAAAGCGGTGCTCATGAGCACGTTCACAGAGTTCCTGGCGCTCGGGATGGGAGGAACTGGCAGTCTTGCTCTCAGCAGGGATAAGACGGACAACTTCACGCTAGCAGTCGAAGCCAACTTGCAGAGCTTCCAGGAGTCGATCAACAACCAAGCAGTCAGACGGCTATTCGCCCTCAACCCACATTTCGAGTTCGAGAAGGGTACACCCATGCCCAGGATCGTCTATGATCCTATTGTCCCCATAGCCACCCAGGATGTAGTGGCTATCCTGAGTCTCTTCGAGAAAGCTGGTTGGGATCTATCACAGCAGAAGGGAATACGGGACACCATCATCGACAACCTGGGCTTGCCAAACTATGTGGAGCAGGAGACGAACGACGCTCTGCAAGAGCATGGCGATAGCCCCATAGCGAGCCTGCTGGATGGCAAGAGCGCGATAGACGCGATCCTGGGGCATAACGTGCATAAATCGGCGCACAACACGCGCCGGGGCAGGACTCAGGAAGTTAGCCCATATCTAGAAAAGAACGTCATAGATGCGTCTGGCCATGAGCACGATGACCTGGGGAGGTTCACGGGTCCTGGCAGAAGCGGATCTGCCAACGGCAAAGGAAATAAGACAAGCCGTAGCAAAAAACCTCCCATGTCTAAACCAGCCGAAAACACAGGAATCAAGGCAGAACACACGGGCAGTAAATCATCCTACGTCTCCTCAGACGGTAAGACGGAGTTTCATGTTGAACAAAAGGACGGCAAAAGAATACTCACAAGCGCAAAGCTGGGCAGACCGGATGATGTCGAAAACATCATAACACAGTTGGCCGAGAAAGGACCCGTATCAATATCATTGGAGATGAAACGACGATATGACAATCTATCATCTGCCCTGGTCAATGCCAAATTCAGAACAAAGAAAATCGAGTTAGACCATTCCACGGATGGGACAACCACAATTTCTATGAAGGCTGCAAAGAAGCCCCACCAGCAGCGTAAGGAAAGACATACAGCCGTGGACCTGGGCGACCTGCCTAAGGAGTTCTTAGGCCGAAAATTAAGCGATGATGAGGTTGTTGCCCTCAGATATAGTAGTAACATCGAACGCGATATAGACAGGGGATACTCATTCGGTGAGATTGGGGCGAGTCCGTGTGAAACAGAGGAAGAAGCATGGGAAGAATGGCCGGGTGCGCATGATATAGTATATTCTGAAGAACTCGGTGGTTATATGCTGACTGAGCCAGGGCTAAGTTCGCTCTCAGCTGAATGGGGTGAAACGGTAGAACAAGCAATTCCAGCAGCAGTCGAAAACGCAGCGACCTACGTCGCTGGCGGAACCTACGGCGCGGCAGAAGTCCCATTATACATACTGATCGGAAAACCAGGAGAGTTTGACTCCAACGGCTATCCGACGATGAAGCGCGTGACTGACTATCACCGCATCAAACCGCCGTGGAAGAAAAAATAACAATACACTGGATGCGATCCTAGGGGGCCTCTGATGATCGAAGCCATCATGTTGCCCCGCAGGCAAACATGAACCACGAACTCCTTTCTCTGGTCAGGGAAACAGGATATCTGTCAGATGCTGACCTATCCCCTCAGGCCCGGTATGACTTACTCACTCCCCGATTCTGGAAGGCTGCATCCGCCCTGGGCTACAACGTCTCGACGCTCCGAAGGAAGCTCTGGGTAGCATCCGGCCTACTGGATGGCCAGAGCGCGATAGACGCGATATTGGGTGGTGCGGATCTTGCCCCATCCAGTCTATAGTCTTTACCCCTGGCTGATCGTCTTCCTCTCTCTCTTGGGTGCCCGGCTGGTATCCAGCGCAACCAGACGCACCCGGAAGATCGGGTTCTCTGTATGGATGATCAGCAACGGAATGATCGGTTTCGGTTTTTACCAGACCGGCGATATCCCCCAAGCCTTACTGTTCTTGGTAGGATACGAATACTACAATTTGCGTGGCTATATCAATAATCGCCATCAGGAGGTTTTATGATTTACGTTCATACTTATCCCGAGACGATCTGGGAGCGCATCAAGTTCCATATCAGAGGCACCGTCCCAACCGTACTCTGTGGCGAGATCCGCCAGGGGCCTGGCGTCGTAGAATGCGTCACAGGCGAGGATTCCTGCATCACCATTCCCATGAACCGAGTTATGCAAATTACCTGGGCGTCGGGCTACAAGAACGCCTTCGAACAGGCCCAGAAAGAGTACTTTGACGGTCTGGCCCGGTCTATGGCAGGGATGGCAGTTGCCCCAGCTGGATGCACTTGTGGCGAAGATGAAGATGATTGCGATTGCACCATAGGGCCATATACGGCATCATCCGCCGCATTGGACGGCTACAACTGAGAGCCCAAATGCCCGGACTGCAAGACAGGAACCTCTGCAGATCGTCGCTGCATGTAGGCTGGCCTGGAGGTCCGGGCAGATCTCTGATTTTGGAACAGATCTGCTCAGGGCTGCTGAAAGCCCCTCTCCTTCAGGGGAGGGGTAGCTTACAGCATACGATCGCAGAAGCGACATATGGAAACAAGACCCCGGAAACGCTCCGTTCGCAGCTTGTATTTCGATAAACACACCGGGTCAGTAGAAGCGCGGTAATGTCCGCAAAAGCCTAGGAGCGCGACGTGGTGATGCGGAAACCCGAACACATTTACTCCACGACCAGGCCATAGCATGAACTCCGAACTTCTCTCTCTGATCCGAGCAACCGGCTACTTGTCGGATGGGGACCTCACCGATCAAGCCAGATACGACCTTCTAACTCCCACATTCTGGCGCAGAGCTCGAGCTCTGGGCTATGATCTGCCAGACCTGCGGCGCAAGCTCTGGCGTGCTGCCGGCAGACCAGAGACCTTCCTTCTATCCCAGCTCCCTCAGTCAGAGATCGAGAAGGCGGTGAAGAGCAAGTCCAAAGAAGAGGACCCCCGTAAAAGGATCAAGGAGACCGCCGCTATCATCGCTCTGCTCTACAAGCGAGGTGAGAAGGCCATCAAGGCAGCCATCGACAGCAACCTCGATAACCCGGACAGGCTGCGATCTCTCACAGACCGGATCCGGCGAGAGCTGCTGGTGAATGCGGCCTCATGGCTGGGAACTTCCATCCCAGGTCTGTACCTGGCAGGATCTCGTGCTGGGTCACTACAGGGGCCGCATGCTAAGGCGGCTCAGGCCATGGCCACCCAAGAGTTCAACCGTTTCAAAGAGACGGATGCCCAGCTGGGCAGACACATAGAAGAGGTCATAGCCGAATCGGAGAAGCGAAGAGTTCAGGCAACACTGGCGGGCAAGAAGGTCGATTACACTGGCCTGAGGGGCCGGGTGATAGGCCACAAGACGATAGACGGCAAAGAGCTGGGGATCGCAGATTACATTCAGATGGTGGCGATAACAGCTGCTAGGAACTCATTTAACGAAGGCTCCATCAACCGGGCAGTTGAGCAGAACGAGGATCTGGTCTTAATATCCCGCGAGATCAGATCGAACACCTGCAGCGTGTGCCGCGAGTGGGCGGGGAAGATTGTGTCCATATCTGGAAGGTCGAAAGAGTACCCAGCGCTCGACACTGCATTAGAGGAGGGGCTCATGCATCCGAATTGCATTCATCACATTTTGCCAATTGATTATCCCGGATCGACTTAACATGATTTCTGAAGAAGAGTATGAAGCCCACGAGGCCCACCGGGCTATGGTAGCCCGTTGTCGGGCATTGATGGATGACTGGCAGGCTCTGAAAGAGATGGGCCGCGAAGCCGAAAAATATTGTTGAGGTAATATTTATGATCATGCGCATACCCATCCTCAAGTCTATCCTCCGGAATCTTGATTGGTTCGAAGAGGCTAGGCGGCACCACGTAGCCCCGGACGGCTCTATACTTCTTGGCGGTACCAATCATCGACTCAAGAAAGCGGGCAATTGGGAGGAATCCAAGCACCCCCGTGCAGACGATGGCAAGTTCACGTCGGGCTCAGGAGGCGGCTCCAAGAAGCCATCCAAGACGAAGAGGAAGCTGGAAAGGCGTGCGGAAGCAGCCAGCCAGGGACGAGTGTCCGGTGCTATCCAGACACTCTTGAGTGGTGGCAGCGCATTGGACAAGATCGGATGGCTGAATACGAGCAAGCCGAAAGAGCCCGAGAAGAAACCCGTAGAGGAAAAGAAGCCAGAGCAACAGCGACTACCAAAATACGAGGACATTCCCGGAGCCGAGCGCCTAGTAGGTGGGCCGGGGGTAATCCCCTTCTCGACCGACAAATACGGTGGGTGGAATGGGCTGTACCATTCGCACGACCAGAAAGTAATAGGCAAGATGGAAAACGGACTCCTCCGGCTGGATGTGTACGATGCCAAATCCAACAAACTCCTATCCTCGGCCAAGTTCGATCTGAAGGAAGATAAAAACTTTGGAACGAACGTAAAAGGAAAACATGGGAATGTGAAGATAAATTACCTCAAGGTAAATAAAATACCAGAGGGATTCCCTGCATACACTGACCGCGCCGCGATAGACCGGAAACTCGAAGTTGATGAGTATATCGGAAACACACGCGAGTCAATCGCATCAACTCATCCAGACATGCAGAGACTTGCGATTCACTTAGATGAAAATGGGAAGATCAAAAGCCACCAACTGATACCCATAACAGCGACAGTGCAGGATGAGAACGCAATCTACGTCCCGGCTTTCGGAAACGAGGCGAAAGCCAAAAGGGCAATCGAAGACGCCTTACTGCATGGAAAATATACGAAAGGCTGACAGGGAGCGCCCAAGCAGCAGGAGAAGCCGAAACCCAAAGTATCCTTAGCAGACCAAGCAACCAAGATCAAGCTCAAGGATCTCAAAGAGCTGCCTTTAGGCAAGCTCCGAAGCATGCAAGCCGCACTGCAGAAGCATCCCAAATTCAACAACCCGGCATACCCGGAAGGCAAAAAGTACGATAAAGCTCTGCAGGCGCGATATACAGCAAAGTCTGATTTTCATGATTAACAAAGGTATCGATCTCGGAGACATCCACGTTCCCCGATTAGAAGGTAATTCTATGGATGAAGAAGAATATATAGAAGACGAGGAGCTGGAGAAAGGCTCCGATTTAGATCGCGTTCGCGCCATACTGGCCAGTGAAGGCGAAGGCATAGATGAAATCGACCAGCTGATCGAGATGGCCACTGACCCGCAGCTCAAAGAGATCCTGCAGGCCATCCAATCAGACGAGCAGAAGCACCAGGCCGCTCTGGAGCAGTGGCTTGAGATGCAGGACGAGGGCGGATCAGACGAGCCTGAGCCCGAGGACGCACCAGACCCCGATGAAGGCGAAGAAGAGCAGATCGAGGCCGATGCTGACCCAGACGACGGCATATCTGAAGAGGATCTTTTCGGTGATGAAACCGAGCCCGAAGAAGAGGCTACCAGCGACCTCATAGACGACATCCGGGAAGTCCTGGCAGAGCATGAGGCAGAGAAGGCCGAGGACGAAGAGCCTGAAGAGGACGAAGACGAGGATGAAGACCTCCCCGAGTTCCTGAAGGAAGACGACGATGAAGAGGAAGACGAGGACGAAGTAAGCAAGGTCATGAAGTCCTACCGGGTGCCTATCATCGTATCCAAGGGCAGCGATCAGCAGATCGTTTATGGAGTCGTCAGCGAGCCCAATGTCATAGACCTGCAGGGTGACCGCCTGAGCAAGTCGGAGATCCGCGCGGCCTGTCACAAGTTCATGCAGACCAGCCAGCGGATCGGCAAAGAGCATTCTGGTGTGGCCAAAGCTTCCATCATCGAGAGCTACATCGCTCCAACTGACTTCAAGTGCAACGGCCAGGTCGTGAAATCCGGGAGCTGGGTTATGGCTGTCAAGATCCACGATCCTGCTCTCTGGCAGGCAGTGAAGAAGGGCGACATAACAGGTTTCTCGATTGCGGGAACCGGCACACGCACCCCCTTCTGAAATCTTTTCTTGATGACCCGAGGTGATTCTAATTGCCAAACGAACTTACGGATTTAGAACTGGATGAGGTTTCCCTAGTCGGTAAAGCGGCTAATGGGAAGCGTTTCTTATTATATAAATCAGCTAATGGAAGTGTACCGATGAGAAAGACCAAGCCCGCTAGGGCTGACAAGGCCGGAGCAAGGGCTCTGGTCAGCAAGGCTGAGCTGCTGGATATCGTCCAGAAAGCAGTCGAACCGATCCGCAAGGAGAACGAGAAGCTGCGCTCTATCCTCCGCAAGAAGGAGTATGAGCAGATAGCTAAGTCCGACTTCAGCGGCCTGGGGACTCCTGAAGAGGGAGCCGAGATCCTGAAGAGCCTGGAGGCTCTGCCCTCCGAGGCCAGGAAGACCATTCTTAAGACACTCAAGCAGGCCAGCGTGATGAAGACAGAGGCTGGAAAGCTGCTCTATCATCCGATGGGCAGCGACAGGCCCGCACCTGGGACCTCCATGGCCGAGTTCGAAGCCCTGGTAACCAAGCACGAGAGCCTAATCCAGAAGTCCGGTAGCGGCCCCACAGATCCCAAGGTTCGCCATGCTCTGGCGGTAGCCGCAGCCACTCGCGAGAATGGCGCTCTGGCTAAGTCCGTGCTGGCTGAGGAGAGGGCAGGTGCTGTGCGCGCCCAGATGGGGGTGATCTGAAGTGACTGACATGACAGCCCCCTTCAGGGAAGCTCTACCAGGAGACATTAGCTCCTACAATCCAGACGGTGACATGTCTGCTCTGGAGTACTGTTTCGTCCAGCTGGACACCACAAGAGCCCGGACAGTACAGGCATTCTCAAGCGGCCATCCGGTAGGCGTCCTGTGCAACAGGCCTACGGAAACCGCGACTTCCACCAACTTCTCAATCACCGCGCTGGTCCAGTGGAGAGGCAAAGCCCTCGTCAAGACTGGATCCAGTGGTCTGGCAGTAGGTGACCTGGTGAAAGTCGGAACTGGTGGGGTCGGCGACAAGGCCACGCCCACCAACAAGGATATCATCGTGGGACAGTGCGAAGTCGCTGCTGCTGCGGGGCTCCCGGCTACCGTGAGACTGTTCACGTACCAGGCGAACATTTGAGGTGATGATTCATGGATTACAGAGAAACTATAGCATCCCTGGCCCAGCAGGTAGTTAACAAGGGCCTGGACTATTCACAGATCCACGTAGCCCGGCTGGAGTCGGAGTGGTCTCTCGCCTACAGGCAGGAACCCTCAAACTTTGTGGCTGATAAATGGTTCCCTATGATATCGGTGAACCAGATAGCCGGTCTCTATCCCAAGTGGGCTATGGAGAATCACTTTACCAACAAGGCAGGTGAGTGGAGACCCGGCAGCATCCCGCCCCAGGGAGAACTCAAGGTTGATACCCCCGGCTCGTATGTGTGCCGACGGTATGCATTCGAGATGCCCCTCATGGCTGATATCCCCTACGTGGCCGATCAGGGCTATCCCATCGAGCAGGCGACTACTAACATGGTTACTGACGTTCTCCAGCTCAACAAAGAGCTGGTCATCGCCAACAACTACTTCAAGGAGTCTGTTTGGGGAATCGATGTCACTGGCGTATCCAGCGGCGAGACCTGGTCTCCCGGCGATATTACCACAGGCGAGACCATTCGCCAGTTCAACGACGCGGACAGCGACCCTCTGGGTGTCTTCAAGGATTCCAAGCTGGCTATCAAGAAGGCCTGTGGTCTGCTGCCCAACACGATGGTCATAGGCGAACAGGCCTACGAGGAGATGAGGATCAACAACCAGCTGATCAGTCTCTACAGGAACCCACAGGGAGCTGACAAGGTCCCCACCAAGCTGAACGAGCAGATGATAGCTCAGGCTCTGGACATCGATAACGTTCTGGTGGCTAAAGCCATGTACAACACCGCCGCTCCCGGTGATACTGTCGCGCTTGACTGGATATTTGGTAAGCACATCTGGCTGGGATACGTGACCTCCCCCGGACCTCTGACTACCCTGGCGGGCATGAACCTGTCCTTCAACGAACCTCTGGGCGGCTTCGATACTGCTCTGACCCAGGTGCC